ATCTACAACAGTTCCTAATTGGTTTAGAATTATTCCCGAAGATACACCCATACCAACAATAATGGGTTTGACTACTTGACCCACAGTTTCAGTCTTATTTGAAACGAAAGTACCAGGACCAGTTGCACTAAGATAGAAAAGAGAACCATTTGTAAGACCGCTAAGTCCAGAAATGAATCCTTCGGTTACAACGTCAATATAATTTACTCCAACCTCTTTTACCATACCCAAGGTTGTTTTTGAATTTTCTTCATTACTTGCTATTGCCCAAGTAAGTCCAGACAATGAGTTTGGGAATCCTACACTAACACCTCTAACAACATTTCCTACCTCAAAGTGCTGAGTTGCTCCGCTGGTTCCAGCCATTACTCTACTTATCGTACTAACGAATGGATTGTCTGCAGAGTTTCCTCCGTGGAATAAACTTCCACTAACACGTAAATCACCAGATATGGTGATACCACTAATGGTTGGGTTTAGACTAACAATTAGATCACCAGCATCATATGAGTTACCAGTAGAACCAATGGTAATTCCAATATTGCCATCTCCGGCACTTGCACCGTAAATTGTTACTTTATTCAACTTTGGTATGATGTCGGTATTTTCTTTTGTTACCCACTCATAGAAAGTTGAAGTAGCAGTTAAGCCAGGTATTTGATAATAGTTGTCTTCAACGCCCATTTATATTCCTTTAGTTGTATCTATTTAGGTATTGCGTAACAAAGGTTTTCGGAAAAGTATCACCAGGCGATCCGTCACCCGAAATACTATAATTAGTGTCTGCTATATTTATAACAGTACCAGTTCCCTCTTTTGCTTCGGGTTTATCCACAGCAGTAATGATAAATATAGCACCCGAACCAGACTTAATTCCATTAGTTACTGCATATGGATTTTTACCCACCTGTACTTCAGTTACAATAGTTGAAGCAACAACTTTACTAGAAGCAATAGTTGAGGTCTGATTACTGGTTGCACCAGAAGCAATTGCAACATTTGCACTAGCCAATCCAATTGAAGTACTAGGTTCGGCAACACCAAATCCATTTAATCCAGTTGTTAATTTTACATTATTGAATTTTATTTCATCAGCAGTAGCTGTTGATTTTGTGAATAGTGGAGATCCATCTTCTTTCTTGAGTCCTTCAATTAATCCATGACCAAAAAACTGAGTTTGATCCGTAACACCTTTTATTTCAGTTGAAGTTATTGCAGCAGTTATTAACGTATGATTTGTCTGTAGGATTTTCCTTGCAGTCAATTCCAAAGAAGAGAATCCGATTGTTATTGCATTTGCTATTATAGTACGATTTGCTGAACTTTCGTTTGGTAAAGCACTTGTCAAACTTGCTTCTAAATCGAAGTCTGTATAATCAGAACCCGGTGATGCCTGTATTCCAATAATTTTAAATTTTCTATTACCCTTAGTTGTTCCTGCTTTTGTTGTTGGTGTTGTTACAAGAGTTATTGTAGCACCAGATCCTGTATCAGATAAGATGGGTATTTCAGGATTATCATAAGTAAAGTTTATGGACGAAACTGCATTGACATCTATTTTTTTCTGCAAAAGACTTCCTGAAAAATACGAAAGATAACCACTTGCTTTTGGAACGGGAATCCACAAATCACTGCTTAGTGCAACTGTATCTTGAGCTAGTGTCGAGAACAAAAATAAATATTCATAACCTGCATTTTTTTGAATACCGTATGTGTGTGTAGGTGGTGCTAAAGTAGAAGCAACAACTTTACCGTCTTCCTGTACAGTATTATTCTCATTATTTCCTACAATAAGGTATACGTTTCCCTTATGATAACAATAGAAATTGTCTAGTGTATCAGAAACAGCATTCCATGCATTAAAAGACTTTTGCTCGAAATTATTCTTCTCTACAACAACATCCATTGCAGTATTAGGCAATTTCTTGAAAAAAGATGCATCTTTATACACATCTTGTCTTCTTTTTTCACTAGCAGAAGACGATTGAGATGCAGATACATTTCCTAGAAAAAATGAATATATTAATTCATCATTTACAACTTTGTCTGCTATAGTCTCTGCATATGATATGGAAGAATTAATTGAATTTACATTTACTTTGGGCATATTAATTCCTTATCATAAATTGGCACATGAAGTGATGCCTATGTTTGGGTTATCTTCAAATGGTATCATCATCATACTAGATATATTTATATTACCAAAACTTGTACCACCACTCACACCATAATACCAGTTTGGGTGTGTGAATGTGGGTAAATTACTTACATCATCAGTTATACCTCTAGCATCTGCAGTTCCTCCCGGATAACACCCTGATACTGGAGCTATAGTCGAAACATCGTCGGAATGGTACACATAATAATTTCCAAGAAGAGGAAATTCATATGCGGTCAGAGTAGCTCCTGCAAGCACCGGTCTGTATTGATGGTTTGTTCTATCTTCTTCGTCTCTATCGTCTTGTCTCTGAGATCTAAATGTAATTGGATTGCTGTTTAACAATAAAGTATAACTCATACCAATTGGGTGTAGCAGTTCTTCGTATATTCTTTTACAAAAATTTCTAAAATCATTAGTGAATCTTGGCAATCCATTTATCGATATGTCTATATTGCCTTTTGATTCTACTATTCCCACTGTTACTTGATTGCCAAATAGTGTTTCGAACAAGTATTGAATAGACTCTTTTGTTGTTTTTCTTTGATATATGTTATGTTTTATATTTTTTAGTAACTGCTTAATTTTTGTATCACTTATCGCATAAACTTGATCGTTATTAATTGTTGGATACCATGTAGGATAAACAAAAGTCTGATTAATACGTTTAATAAATAATACTAAATCCGTATTATCGACTACTCCGTCGCCATTTACATCACATCTAGGATTAGCAGTGCTATGGGCAGATAAAAATGAACCTAAATCATTTCCATCAACAAATCCATCGTCATTGAAATCTAAAATATCTGTGAATGCATGAACTCCCTCTACTACAGAAAGGTTAGGCATATAAAGAGTATAAACTCCAGCTTCTCCTGCACCCTCCGGATAATTATATGCACTGTTATTACCAGATGCTTCTGAATCCCACTCTATATTATGTACATGATATGGAATTTGGTTGCCGTCTTCATCTACAAGATGTGTTGGTGGCTCTGTGTAGACTGGCCAAAACCATCCAAATCCCGGATACCTAGTCTGATTTTGATCACGTCCTAGAACTTTATATGCAATTGGTTTATTTGGTTCTTCTAAAGTTTCACCATAGTAAATGCTAGAAGCCCTACCAACCGCTTCATCAAAACCCGGAATGTTGCTTCTTAAAATAGTTCGTCTAGTTTTATCTGTGATGTTGTCGATGTCAAACAAATCAAATATATTATTCATATAAATGTTTGATTTATCTGTACAATATAACCAGTCAAAATAATGCTGAATAAATTTTACAAAAAGAGTATTTTCTGAATTATGTTCATCGACAAGCCACGTCGGCAAAAAATTAGTAACATCGAATGGACAATTTATACATTCTTCATCTAAATAAAGATTTGCTTCTGGTAGTTCAATTGATTTCAAAATGTCGATGATTTCTATATCACCAGTTTTAACATCTTGTTCTTGAGTAACAGTTGTGAATATATGTAACATAGTTAGATGCCTTAGTAGGTGCTGCTCGTATTAGTAACCACAGAACTAGAAGTTGTAGCAGAGCTTGTACCAGAGGTTGTAGCAGAGCTTGTACCAGAGGTTGCAGAAGAAGTTGCAGAAGAAGTTGCAGCAGCAGTTTCAGTTCCATAAACATAAGTCACTCCTATCACCGCAAGCTCAGTCAAATAGTTAATAAGTACATCTTGATCTTTAGTTTCAGGAAAGGCATCAGTTAAATCAGTATTTAATACTTTAACCCAAACTTTACCAACAATACTAAGATCTGCGTTCACTATAATACTTTTAGAAGTATATTTATATCTAGACTGTATAGCAGAAATTACATCATTCTTTGTTACAATTCTATTTTGACTTGCAAATGTTCTTGGAACTGTAAGTTTCATTTCATCTATGTTTACTTTATTTAGGCCTCCACTTGATGTGGCAGGTTGAATCAAACCTCCAGAAATATTAGTTGTTGCTGAAGTTGGTATGCTCGGTACGGTCGGGAAGGAGAAAGAAGATGCTCCATTTCCTACTGATCCTGATGATACCAAGTATGAAACAACCACTTCTGAATTTCTATCAAGTCTCGTTCCCACAATTCTAGACGCAAAAATTATGTCAAAACCAGATATTACATTCTCTAAAAAATACACATTACTATTTTCATATACATCCGAATCTGTAGAATTTCCTCGTTTGTATTCTACTCCATCAACAAAAACTCTTAATGTACGAATATCCATATTCGAATCAGGAATGAATGAAGATTGTTTTTCTAAATTAACATTAAGTCGTTGATCTATTACAGCACGTTGAGCTTCATATGCAGTGAAAGTTGCTTCACCATCATCAAGAGAGTTTGTTCTTGCAATAATATCATTTATATTGTAAAAGTTTACTATTGTATTATCTGTCTTTGTTGCAGTTATTCTAGAATATGCCACAGCACCAGAATCGGTTGGTATTGATGACAGCGTAAGGGTTACGGATGCTGCTGTTTTATTTTGAACAGTATAACCATGCAATTTCGCATGTGAAACTACAGATTCTAACTTTTGTGCAGAATCCAAAAACATTTCATTTACTAGAATATTTTGAAACAACATATGATAATGTGTGTTATATGCCAAAATATCAATTATAGAGGATAATGCTGATCCTTCAAAATCAAAATCACTAAAATCGGATTTTGATTTTATGTAATTTTTTATATTATCAAATATCTGCTGATATTCTAATTCATTTAAGTTAATGGGTGGTATTGTCATATTTTCCTCTGTTTCAATAACCAGATGAACTGGTGGAACTAACCGAAGTTGTTTCTGTTACTGCGTCTCCATTAGATAGGGTATGATCATATGATATGTTAAGTTTCATTTCTTCGTTTTTAGTAGAAAAATTAACATCAGTTACTGTAACTCTTGGTTCATGTACACTCAAGCTATTTTGAACATCATTCGCAACTGGAAGTGTATCGACTGATGATGGTTCAAATAATAATCGTTGAACTGCAGAACCAAATTCATAACTAAATGATCGTTCTCCCTTTAGTGTGAGAATGATATTTTTAATAGACTGTTTAATAGCATTGGAGTCTTGAACAATATTTAAGTCTCCAGTGAATGTATTTCTACTGAATTTAAAATCTATATCTTTATACTTTGCCATAAAGGTATATATTCCTTTTTAATAACCAGATCCAGAGGAAGGTGGTGTGTATGGAGTGCTTGGTGTTGATGGAGTGGTTGGTAGTGGGGTCGTGGACTCTGTGGTATCGGATTCTGTGGTAGTAGTCGTAGAATCG